AACCCACCGTTGATAAACTATGTAAAGTTAGCTGATGCCCAAGATACAATTTAGGAGCAAGTTTGAGGAGAGCGTAGCTAAAGAGTTGCGCCTCCTTAAGCAAAGGATTCGATATGAAAAAATGTCAATCAGATACGCAGTGCAAATGTTTAGGCTCTACAAGCCTGACTTTGTTCTTAACAATGGTATTATTATTGAGGCGAAAGGGTGGTTCAAAGCCAAAGACAGGGTGAAGCACCTGCTAATACAGGAGCAGTATCCTGAGCTAGACATACGCTTCTTGTTTCAGAACGCATATAATGTAATTAACAAGGGATCAAAGACTAGATACTGTGATTGGTGTGATAAATATGGATTTAAATGGACAGACAAGGAGATACCTAAAAAATGGTTGACAGAAAAGAAGAAGCGAATACAACTAGGGACACTGAGCAAGTGGAAGTAGACACAGTTAACAGCCCTCCACACTACAACAATGGTGGTATGGAGTGTATAGACTATATTCGGCAACAACTAGGTGAAGAGTTTTCTTCCTATTGTCAGGGCAACGTGATAAAATATCTTCACCGTTGGCGATATAAGAATGGCATAGAAGATTTGAAAAAGGCAGAGTGGTATCTCAAAGCAATGATTAGAGATATAGATAACAGGAGTATGTTCGGATGAAGTTTAAGATTACAGCAGAGGTTGAGATAGATGATGAGTCTAGCCATCTACCTGTAACCTGCGATTCAGCATCTAAGAAAAAAGAAGGTGAAAAAGTTATATCAGATATAGTAAAAGATCTTCTCTATGATATGGACGACATTGAAATTAACAGCATAAAGGTAACAAAAATATGAACGATTATCAGAAATTTATAGCTATCTCTAGGTACGCTAGGTGGCTACCAAACGAAAACAGAAGAGAAACATGGGAAGAAACTGTTAACAGGTATGTTGACTTTATGTCGTTGAAGGTTAAGGGACACTTGCCTGTGCAACAGATAAAAGATGCCATAACTAATTTAGAAGTTATGCCCTCTATGAGAGCGTTAATGACAGCAGGTCTTGCGTTGGAGAGAGACAATACAGCAGGATACAACTGTAGCTACCTCCCTGTCGATGACCCAAAGTCTTTTGACGAGGCGATGTATATACTATTGTGTGGTACAGGTGTTGGGTTTTCTGTGGAGAGACAGTACGTCAATCAGCTACCTGAGATACCACAAACGATAGAGCAAGTAGATACCGTTATAGATGTACAAGACAGCAAAGAGGGATGGGCAAAAGCATTACGCAAACTGATAGGACATCTCTATATGGGTGAGTCTCCACATTGGGATACGTCAAAGGTTAGACCTGCAGGTTCTAGGCTACAAATCTTTGGTGGTAGAGCGTCAGGTCCTGCACCTTTAATTGATCTATTTAACTTCACAACATCTTTGTTTAAGCACAACGCAGGACGCAAGTTGTCTAGCTACGATTGTCATAACTTAATGTGTAAGGTTGGAGAAGTTGTAGTGTCAGGTGGTGTTAGACGTTCTGCCATGATCAGCTTGTCTAATCTATCGGATCAGCGTATGAGACACGCTAAGTCAGGACAGTGGTGGGAGACAGCACCACAGATGGCACTCTCTAATAACTCTGTATGCTACACGGATAAGCCTGATGGAGAGACATTCCTGAGAGAGTGGACAGCACTTGTGGAATCAAAGTCAGGAGAGCGTGGTATATTTAATCGAATATCTGCAAAGGAACAGGCAAAGAAGTTTGGCAGGAGAGATGCTAACTATGAGTTTGGTACTAATCCTTGCAGTGAAATAATACTTAGACCCTATCAGTTCTGCAACTTAACAGAAGTTGTGATACGAGAGAAAGATAAGTTTGAAGATCTGAAGAGGAAGGTAATGCTTGCAACTATACTTGGTACAGCACAGGCTACCTTAACTAAGTTCCCTTATTTACGTAAGGTATGGAAGAACAACACTGAAGAGGAGAGACTACTAGGTGTTAGCCTTACAGGGATAATGGATAACGAATTGACTAGTGGAAAGAAAAATGGACTTGAAAAAACACTTACAGCACTCAGAGAAATCGCTGTTGAAACAAACAAAGAGTGGTCAGCAATCTTTGGAATCCCACAAAGCACAGCAATCACCTGCGTCAAACCAAGTGGGACAGTATCACAGCTTGTGGACTCAAGCAGTGGTATCCACCCTCGTCATAGCAGTTATTATATTCGTACCGTTAGGGGCGATAATAAAGATCCTCTCACTAACTTCATGGTAGACAGTGGTGTTCCTAGTGAACCTGATGTGATGAAGCCTGATACCAACATGGTGTTTAGCTTTCCTATGAAGTCACCTCGAAAGTCAGTGATGAGAGACGATATGACAGCCATAGAACAGCTACAAACGTGGCTCACGTATCAGAGGCATTGGTGTGAACACAAGCCGTCAGTGACCATTTCTGTGCGAGATGATGAGTGGATGGAAGTAGGAGCGTTTGTGTTTAAGCACTTTGACGAGATGTCAGGTGTATCGTTCTTACCACACTCCGATCATACTTATCAACAAGCACCCTATCAGGAGTGTACAGAAGAAGTATACGATGAGTTTAGCAGTAAGTTCGGACATATAGATTGGAGTAAGTTTCAGAGCTATGAGAAGGAGGACAATACACAATCTTCTCAGACATTTGCTTGTTCAGGCGACTCATGTGAAATAGTGGATATTACATGAAGCCTTACGAGCAAGGATACAGCATCTTTATGAGAGGTAAGCTCTCTGAGGGGACAAAGATGCTGAGAGGTAATCCCTTTCACCTTGGAAGTGTAGCTTCTAAAGAATGGGAACGTGGCTTCAATGCTGCGTATTATCGCAACTTGGGGAGGCGACATGACTTCAGCGAGGAGAGAAGCAGAAAAAGCTTTCAAAAAAACGGAGGTAAATATGGAAAGTGATATTAGTCTTGAAGATATGGCAAAAGAAATCAAAGAGTTGGAGGTACAACTTGCTGATATGAAAAAAGCCTATCGTGAAAAGCGTATGGCAGGTTTGAAATCTGCTATGGAGGCACGTAAGTCTGCTGATGAAGCAGTACGTGACGAGCTTAGAGCGTTAGGTGTTTCAGGCTATTCATCTTCATGGTCTAGTTTAGATCCACATAAACTCTATACCAAATGGTATTAAACTTAGGGGGAGCTTAGACTCCCCTTTTTTTATTCTTTATCAAACATCCTATACATTTTAACAGCATTTTCAAGGGCAGTGATATCTCTTTCTGATAGATCTCTTATATCAACACTCCCAATACCCACAGCTTTCTTAGCCCTCTTTAATAACAGCTTGCTTGTTGAATCAAGTTTCTTTCTCCTATAATCTAATCCTTCCTCAGAAGAAGGTACGTTTGTAAGATACTTATTTACCCTTCCCTTAACTCTTGTGAGCATAGCATTTACTTTTGCTTTTTTGCTATCACCGTCTGCATTAACAAAGCTTTTATCCTTCAACAGTATTTCAGCTTCTTTTTCTATTAGTGGGGCTAAAACTTTATTTGCAAACCTGTCATATTCAGGAACACCTGAGTACATACCTGTTTTCCACTCAGGCTTATCCACCATACCAAACAAAATGTTAGCAAATGTGCGTGGCTGTTTTATTCTTTGTCCTGTCATAGTCCTGTATGGACTTGGGTCTGATAGATCTCCCTCACGGTACGCTACTCGTTTCTCATCTCCAAGTAATGTTGTTCTACCATTGACTATACTTGCAATCCCTTCAATAATATTATCTACATATTTAGTTGAGTTATAACCAAGCTTAAGACCTGCTGTTCCTAAGTCTGTTTCTCCTCTTGCTAGACGCTTGTCTACCGTTGGTAGAACGTCATATCCCACCACATCAGTCATAACATAACCTGTTAGCTTGTTAAGAACATCTAAAGGTCTAGTAGCTCCTGCTATTATGTTTCCCCCTGAGTATGCTGCGGCATCTAGAAATGTATAGGCAGTTCCCTTAAACTCCTGATCTGTATTCAAAAACAGTGTCAACAAGCGTGTTATGTCGTTGCCAAACTCTAAGTCGGTAGCAGCCTGACCTATAGCTATTTGTTTTCCAAACTCTTGAACTAGCTCCCTGTCAACCATTTCTCCTTGCGTCTGTTTGGCACGAACTCTACCTGCTATCATCAGTAGGGATAGAGGGAAAGTATTTGTTATATCAGCCACCTCTCCTGTGCCTGTTTCTAGTTCGTTCCAAGAGTATCCTTTCTTCTGTTGTTCTTTTTGAAACTCTGTGGCATAAAGTATAGCAGCTGTTCCCACTGTCGCTTTTGAGAAAGCTTCTACGGCATCTATCTTGCGCCCCTTCATCATGGCTACAGCACCTTCCATTCCACCTGTAACAATATTCCATTGATATGCTGTGGCTACCACGTTGTTCATAAATCTGCCAAAAGGTAATATAAATCCTATTCCTGGTGTGTTAGAGGCTCTCTCTACTGTCTTTGCCATAACTCCTGCAAACCCTCCAAGAGATTTACTAACAGTATAGTCCTCAGCAAACACAGACTTTAGCGTGTCTCCCATAGCTCTGTCTAAAACTTCTTGGTCTATGTCAACTAAATTACCACTCTTCAACACGTCTTCAAATGTTTTGTTTTTTAGTAGTCTAGTGTACTTGTCAACACTAGTCATAAACATTTGACTCTTAGTAAGACTGTCCTGTAAATTAACAAGAGAAATTTTCTGTGCTAGGTTTGTTGCTCTTTCTACCTTAGATACACCCTTACTATACTTTTCAAGTTCAAATCTCTCAATCGCTCTTTCAACACCTCCTGATACAGTCTCTCTCAAATAACGACTAAGCTCATCATCTGTGCTTAACATAGCCTGATAATTGTCTAACGTGCTATAGGGATCAAAGAGGTTCTTCATCTTCTGCACTTGTACTTGAAATAAAGCTTTTGACTTTTGCACGTCCCCAAGAGCAAGGTAAGCAGTTCCCTGAAAGACCTCAGCAACGGTGTTAGCTAAATAGTATTGACCAAAACCATAGACGTTGGCTGCTGTTGTTTGTGGCGCAGAAACCAACATTCTCTTCCATACGTTTTGTGTGTACCCAAATATGCCGGATTTAGGTAAAGCCTTTTTACCGAACCTCCCAACCTTGTTCTGTTCATCTACTGCTTTCTTAGTGCCTAAAACAAGAGCCTCATCAATGTCGTTTTGCGCTCTTTGAAATACAGCTAAGTCTTTACCTGATTCACTTGCTGAACGTGCTACTCTGTATCCTAAGTTTGTTGAGAAGTTTAATGTGTCTAAAGCATCCCCAAGATATACACCAAATTTTCTTTTGGTTAGATCTGATACCTCTTTTAATGTTTTAGGAGATAGGTATTGAAAAGCTTTTGCATACTTCTGAGCGTTGTTCATGTTAGCTCTAAATTTAGCACCTGCCTCCTCAGCCATACTTATTATATCATCACCTAGAGGGGAGTCATCAGACTTACCAAAGATAAACTTTAAAACATCAGACCCAAGAGCAGGTTCATCTATCTCGTATCCTTTAGATACCATAGCCTGAAAGCCTCTATAATCAACGCCTGGTTTAAGTCTTAAAAACTTTGCTCTATCATCAGCTATCTCTTGACGTTTCCTAAAAGTTCTGCGTCTGTCTAGCTCTAACTTTTTAGCTTGCACTCGTAGAGACTGCAACTCTGCTTTCTTTTTATCTGTAAGCTCTCTACCTGTCTTTTTCTTTTGCAGTTCTAGGTTTTTAATTTTAGTGTAAAGCTTACCTAATTCAACTTTTTGGTTATTAAAAAGCTTCTTGTTGTCCAAAGCAAGTTTGTTAAACTTTCCTAGTGTAGCTTTTTTAGTATCAGCTACGGATAAATCTTGTACACTTTTAACCTTTAGTTTTTCAGCTTGATCTTTAATTCGTTTTAAATATTTAGCGTTTAGCTTTTGTAATTCTTTTTCACTTTTTATTTCAGCTTTCTTAACCTCGTTGGCTTTTATAATCTTCTTAGCCACGTCACCTGACAAGCCTCTTTCAGAAGCCCCTGTTATTTTTGGCACAGCATATATTGATAGCCCTGTCCCTAATCCTGATCCAAGAGCAGATAAGCCTGTCTGTAAGAAGCTATAGTCTTCTTGCGCCCCTGTTTCCATGAGTATATCTTTTTGTAAAGAGTAGTCTTGTCCAACAGCAACAAGAGCATCAGCTGCTCCTGTTCTTTTTATATTAGCTATAGACCTAGCTCTGATGCCCTTTTTCACTACATCATCTTCTGCTTCTCGTGCAACCCTACGAAAGTCAGATAGTTTACCCTTACCTGAACCTGCTTTCTTTGACTGCTTTTCCATAGCCTCTCGTGCAGCTTTTTTAGCCATCTCTTTAACTGCTTTTACACCTAGTTTAGAACCTCCTGATGCCAGTAGTTTGCCTACGCCTAGTCCTAGATAGGTTGAGGGAGAGGAAACAATAGCTCCTACATAGTCAGCTACACCACCGACAGCCCCACCTAGCCCATCATTTACAAATACATTACCTAGCTTATCATAGATCTGATATGCTTTACCTGCCATTCTTTTAGCATCATCATTTGATTTGGAAACGTAACGGACTTCATCTATTGTGAACATCTCGTTAGTGTTGAAGTATCGCATGTGACCAATAAAGTCATCAACAACTTCTTCAGCATCTTTTTTTAGATACTGTTTACCCTTTCGGTCTACCATGTAATCTCTAATTGTATCAACATAGCTCTGTGTATTTACTATGTCATCGACTTTTAGTTTGCCCTTATCTAGCACAGGTAGAGGTTCTGCTACTTCTTGTTCTGGCTTTTTTAAAAGTTCTGTAAGAGATAGTGCCTTATTTTTATCGTCCTCTTTTACAGGAGAAGATAAAAGTTCTGTTAGAGAAATAGATCCCATTATCTTACCCCATCAACATATTAATTTCGTCTTGTGTTACTGTGACCTCCGTAACTTCACCACCTTCCATGATAGTATATTTACCTGGACCTAATCCTGCTTTAAGTGCAGCGACAAGTGCGTCTCTATTAATGTAGTCTGTTGTTTTTCTCTCAACACCATACTTATCATACAGATTTAAGAACGCAGGGCTAACTTGTTTTATCTCTGCTCTGCCTAAGTTGTAGCCTCTTGCTGCTTCCTCAAAAGCCTCGTATTTCATTCTTTCTTTAAACTCATTTACGATAGCAGGTGTTATCTCTCCCTGTGCCATCTGTGGATCACTAACAGCAGAGGCTAAGGCAGACGTAAGCTCTGATTTAATACCTTTGCTGACTAAAAACTCTGTCATTTTTGACATGTCTTTTTGGTACTTAGTAGCAAGTGTGTCTTGTGTAGTGATTATTGAGTCTTTAACTCTTGTGCTGATAACTCTAGGACCTGAGGCAGGATCTACAACAGCAGGATCAAACGTGCCTCCTGTAGGATCAGCAAAGTCTTCCATAGCTGCTATTCTATTCATCTCTGCAATAGACACGTCTCCTATAAACTTTTCTGTTTCTAAGCGTTCCTTCACACGATCCTTAGCACCATAACCCATAAGCCCCATCAAGAAATTACCTGACATGATCTCTGCGTTTTCTGGTTTTTCTACTTTGTCATTTTGTTCCGACAGCCTATACCCTCTTTCTAAAAACTCAGCCACAGAGTCATACTCAGAAGCAACCTCTTCAAACTCCTGTGGTGTTTTCATCATGTTGTTTATTTGCTCTTCAGTTAAATACTCGCCTGTAACATCGTACAACTTTTGATTTTTATCACTTATTATTTTAGTTATTGCTTTCAGTGTTTCTGGTCCGTCTTTAGCAAAGTACATGATGTTTTCTCTGTCAGCCCCTAGCTTCTCTAGTGTTCCTGCTAGAGATAGCATAGTTTTCTTTTGCGCCTGTCTCTTTTTATACAGAGGTAAGTTACGTAAAGCTAATTCTTCTTGTCTTTGTCTTTCATATTTAGCCTCAGCGAATCTACCTTTTATGTCAGTAGCTTGTCCTTCTAATAAAGCTGTAGCAAAAGCTTGTGCATTAAATCCCATACTATGTACCTCTTCTAGCCATTAAGCCCTTAGGCTCTTCTTCTGTTGGTGCATCATCCATTGGCATATCCTCCTCTTGGGGCATACCTATTGGATCATCCATATCCATATCACCTTGAACGTACTCTAGCGCTTCCTCAAGTATTTCTCTACCTGCGTCTTTCTTAGGTGACTTTTCTAAGCTTCTTTCAAGAGTAGAGGCTAGTACTCTCTTCTCTTTCTCTTTCATCTTGTCTGACTTTTTCATGGGTCTTTCTTTAACTTTTATACCCTCAGCAACGGCTGCTCCGTGTATATATTCATGTATTACAGGAGCAATTATTAAGCTAACATCAATACTGTGCAAGCCCTCCATAACTCCAACAGATAGCAAACTTTTTACTAATATGTTAAGAGGAAAACCCTCATCCAAGGCAATGAATATGTCATCCATAACCTCTTGTCGTTTCATATTGTTTATATAAAAGTTAAGAGCATCCTCTGGTTTATCTATCAGTGGAGGATTTTCCCAAGGATAAAGCTTGGGTGGAGTTGTTAAGGATTGCCCTGGAATAGGAGCATCAAATGTGGGCATGTCTTTCATTATAGTAAATCCCTTAATGTTTCATCTTCTTTTATATTGTCTACTATTTTTATAGTGTCTCCTGCATAAAGTTCCCCTTCACTTGACATCAAAGAAGGGTCTTCATTTAGTGCCATAAACTGTGCCATACTCATACCTGTTTCTTCAAGAACGTCTGATATTGTATCACCTGGTTTAACTTCGTAGTCTTGTATAGACCCCTGTGGGATATTAGATATTTCTTTTTGCATTTCATACATGAGATCTAGCTTCTTTTGTAAAGGCGATCTATCATCCTCTATCAGATCCTCTGCTTTCTTAGCTCCCATCATGCCTCTAATAGCATCTGTTTGAGCCACCTTTTTTCCCTTTTTGTTTAATAGAAAAGATTTAGCTCTAGTAGGATTTATTGGATAATTTGCTGTTGACATTCACTAACCCCCAAATAAAAACTTTAAATTTCCTGGCTCAAAAAAGCCACTTATTATTGCACTACCAAAACTACCTAGAGCAGAAGAAAAAGCTGAATCTCCTGCAGCCTCTGCCTTTAAATCGTTTAATAGTAATTGATTTCTTCTTTCTGCAGCACTCTCTGCTGTGGCAAAAGCATACGCCATTAAGTCTCTTTCTTTCTGCCATATCTCATCAAGACCTTTTTGTGTGAGGTTGTTAGCCTGTAGTGCGTCTTGTCTATTAGCATCGTTTAAGGCTGCATTGTTTAGCGTTGTTAAATTCTGTCTCCACACTGCGTTAGCTTGAGCTATTTGAAGAGCCTGTGTAGCATTAAATACTTCTCTTTGACTTATAAGTTCAGCCCTAAATTGATCCATAGCATTTAGTTGACCTACATTATACTGTTCCATAGCGTTCATTTGAGACGAGTTAAACTGCCCTACTGTTGCACTAAGACTATCATAAAATTGATTTACTTGATTCTGACTTGTTGCATTAAATTGTGACGCTGCGTTTTCGGCTGACGCATCTGTAAATAAACCTTGTATGACAGATTGGTTTTTAAAGAAGTCGTTTTGCTGTGTTATACCTAAATTAGCTAAATCCATTTGCAAGAAGTTGTTTGCATTTTGATTTTGAGCAGTTTGTCTATTATCTAGATTAGCAAAATCTGCTTGTGTTACAGCAGACGCTGTTGCCATTAATAGTGCTTGTCTGTTAGTGAGGTTTGCCAACTCCATTGTCTGAGCAAGATTTGAGTTTTCTAAATTAATCTGTTGCTCTGCAGAAAAATTTATATTAGCTATGTCTGATATTCTAGCAGCATTTGTAACTCGTGCTTGAAACTCTTGCGTGTACTCAAGGTTAAGAAAATTTGCTCTCTGTTGAGCGGCTAATATGGCTCTTTCTTGCCTGTTACTTAGATTTTGAAATTCAAATTCCTTAACGGTTTCTGCGTCCTGCATAGCAATAGGTAAAGCACTCTCCATCGCAGCCTGTACGATAGCTTGTCCTGCCATAGAACTTGCCGCCAAGCCTCTCTTCGCCATGATAGCTGTGGCTTGTCGCATAGCACCTGCAGCCCAAGGAGGAGGTGTATCACCCTCAAACTGCTTCATAAGGTCTGTAAGCTGTCCTTGAACTGTCGCAGCTGATGACGGCTCACCTGTGGCTGCCTCAATACCTTCCACAAATTGTGAAGCTTTTTCTGCGTTAGCGGCACCTGATATAAGCTCACCCTGCTGTAATGTTCTTTTAGCGTCAGCTTTTACTGTCGTTGCTGTGCCTTGCTCTGCCTCCATCTCATTAATGGCTAGTTTATCTGTTTCTATCTGTTGTGCATCAGCGATAGCTCCTGTAGAAAGTTCTCCTGTTCTTTCTTCAAAGTTAGTGTTTTGCACATCTACAGCAGTCTTAGTCACATCAGCTTGCACAGCATCTTTTGCTTGGGGCATGTCAACAGTTGATGTTTCTCCCACTGCTGTGGTTGGAGGTTGAGGCGCATCAGATAACTGCCCTGTAGTAGGATCTATAAACTGATCTGACTGTCCTGTTATGAGGTCTACAGGCTGTTGTGTTATAACATCGCCTGGCGTAGATACGGTAGCTCCCACAGCCTCTGATGCTGTTGGAACAGAAGTTGTTTGAAACTGCTGAGAAGCACTTGCTAAAGCAGATTCAGCAGCAGTTATCTGAGGTGTTAACCGATTTATTTGATCCACTATGCCCTGACGTTGTTTGTCAAGTGCCTCTTGATCAGCACCCTCTTCAGCATTTACAGGCAGACTAGCTAACTGTTGTTGTAGTTGATTTGCTTGTTCCTGTATGAGTGCGAGATTAGCTTGTGCCTGATCTAGGTTTGCTTTTTGCTCTGATGCTGCTCCCCCTGTTTCTAGTGGGTTACGTGTTGAGGGCATATCTGTTGGGGATGAAACAGCCTGTAGATCGTAACCATATCTGTCCAAAGTAAGTATGTCTTCAAAGGGCATGTTGTATTTTTGTTCCATACCTGCCCTAAAAGCATCAAAAGCTTGTGCGTTATACTGACCCAATGGTCCTCGCATTGTTCCAAATATACCTCCGTCCGTTGTACCAAGGCGTTGTTGTTCATCCATATACGCGGCAATACCTTTTGGGTTGTCAAGAAAAGGGCTTACTTGATTAGTCAGATTTTGTCCTGCGAACTCCTCTCCTGTAAGGGCTAAGTACTCAGGTAATCTCTGATCAAGTTCCTTTTGCCTGTTTATTTCATTTTGAAGAGCTTCAATTTCTCTATTCCTTTGCAATCCTGCCCTTAAACTACTTTTAAGAGGGGCATTTTTTAACCTCTCAAGTCTTTCTTCTAGCAATGTCTGTCTAAGCGTTGGAGGCTGCGCTAAAATATCCTGTGGGCCAGGCTGAGGTTGGCGCTGCATTGTTGAGGTAATCTTTCTTCTGAGAATAGCTTCCTGTTCAGGAGTTAAGGTAGGTCTAGTACTGCCATCTCCAAAATCTGGTCGTGGTGTACCAAAATCTGGACCTGGGCGTCCAAATTGTCCTTGTATTCTCTTAAAATCTTGAGTTGGCATCCCTTGAGGTGGCACTTCAGGGAGCGTAGTTCTGCGCATGACTGGCTCTAAAGGCATGAAGTTTTCCCTCCTATCAAGCATATCCTTTCTTATTGAAAAACTTTTCTTTTGGTCAGGATCATAGCCAAATTCCATTTGTCTATCTTGTGCTTTTACAGGAATTGCAACTCTTGTCTCTTGGTCAGGATCGTAGCCAAATTCCATTTGTCTATCTTGTACTTTTCTAGGAATAGCCTTAGGAGACTTTAAGCCTGAAGCTGTGGGATCTTCCTGTAGTTGTCTTCCTAACGCTCCAAGTGCTGATGTAGGCATACCTCCTGCCTGATACCCCTGTAAAGGATCAGCCGTGGTAGGGTACACCATAGTCGGCATACCACGAGTTTCTATTACATTATCAAGATAGCGCTGTAGTTCAGGAGGCTTTGGGTCTGAACTTGCTTTTCTTTTAACAGCTGCATCAAATAGCTTTGTTGACTTATCATCAAACCCACCTACAGAGCCACCGTATTGAAAAGAACTTTTATTCTGTAAAATGTTTTCAGCTTTTTCAGCCATAGCCCCAAGGTACTCTGCTGCCTCCCTTGTGTTAGGAGACAAGCCTTTGCTCTCTAAAAGCTGTTGCACCTGTTTAGGTGTGAAGCCTTTAAAACGTCTTACGTTTCTATCTTGTAAATTCTCAGGTATCATCTAACGTCCCTACTTAAAACTCTGTCTAACTTATCTTCTAATCTGTGTAATGCTTCCATTACGTGTTGCATCTCGTCTTTTACTTCTGCTCGTGATGCGTAATCCTCTCGTGTCCTGTTGAGCAGTATATCTATACGCTTTACCTCTTGCATCATATTCCTAAATGCCCACACAGCAGGAGCTATGATGAGTGTTAGCACTACGTTCCAAAATATAACAGGATCTATTTCCATTACGACCTTCTTGACTTAGCAAAAAGTTGCATTAAAGTTGGTAGCTTTCTTCTTACTCTTCTTCTAGGAGTGTCAAGCTTTAAACTTTTAAGAGGTCTTCTTCTAGGTGCTTTTTTAGGACCTTGCTGTTTCTTTCTTAACTCTGTTATTCTTTTGCGTTGCTCTGGTGTAAGGTTACTAGTACCTCCTCTATCAGGCATAAATTTCTTTTTTACTTTTACTGGTCGCTTCTTCATACCAAAATCAGGTGGTCTAACTGATATAGGTTCAACTTTTTTAGGTGCTTTTTTTCTTACACGAACTTGCTTAGGCTTCATGCCATAATCAAGAGGTCTAATACTTACAACTTTTTTTGGTGCATTTCTTCTTACTGCCATTTTAATTTCTCCTATTTAAAACTGTCGTTTAGTGAGTCTACCACACTGTCTATGTTGGGTTCAGATCCCCCTGGGTCATATTTGCAACGATACTCTGTTGGGCATTGTCCTTCAACCACTAGAGTATATGTATCGTTTGCTCCCTTATATATACAGACCTGCTGTCCGTTCTTGGCTGTTCTTCTTTTGTATCTCCGGCATGTGATATACTTTGGGTCTTCACGTATGCCTAGTCTTTTCTCTTGCTCCCATGTCCAATCACTAAACTTCTTGAGGAAGCAGGTGTAGCAGTTCTTGATGTTGTCGGATTGTGCTAAAGTTATTGTACCATAATTGTCTGCACAAAGCCACTCAAATGTGAACTGTCCACCGTCTTTTCTTACGCAGTTACCACCATCCTCTGTCGAACCCCATAAGGGTAAGAACAAACATACCCAAAACACCAGTACCAACAACAAGAACCACTGCCAAAGCGACATAGTTTATGACCTTTTCTCTGAAGATTTTCTTGTCGTATATTTCTTTCTGTCTTCTCT